CTGGGCATCCAACGCCGCGCAGGGGTTCTTGCTTTGCCGTGGCTGGATCGACAACCTCTGAGGTGGCGGATGGCAACGCGGTTGGTAGATGACAGAGATCTGGCGTTGGAGGTAGGTTTCCGCGCTACGGACTGGTCAACGCCGATTGCATATGAGGATTATGAGCGTTCTTTGCAAAACTGGGACGTTAAGGCTATAGTCCGCAACGATACCTGTGTAGGAGCGGCGTACTTCAAAGACGGCGAAGTTCATGTGTCAGTCTTGCCTGAATGGCGACGGCGGTGGGCGACGCGAGGAGTACTGGCGGAATTGTTCGCGCATGAAGACGCCCACACGCGGATCATGCCGGGGCACGAGTATATGTATGGTATCTTTGACCGCCTTGGGTTCAAAACCCGCGAAGACGGCGCGCTGGTGAGGGGCAACTGATATGGGTATTGAAACTGCCATTTTAGGTGCGGGCGTTCTGGGCGCAGGCGCGGGTCTGTACGGCTCCAGCAAAGCCGCTGAAGCACAAGAAAACGCCGCCGCGCAAAGCGCCGCTGTTCAGCGTGAGATGTTCAACAAACAAGTTGAACTGCAAGCGCCGTTTCGTGAGGCTGGGTTAACCGCGCAAAATCGTCTGTTGGATTATCTTGGTCTTAGCAGCAACGTTAACGCGCCGGGGTACGGTTCGCTTAACCAATCGTTTGGCATGGATCAGTTCACGGCGGACCCTGGCTACGCTTTCCGGTTGAGCGAGGGCATGAAAGGCTTGAACGCGCAGGCTGCGGCCCGTGGAGGGCTAATTTCCGGTGGGGCGCTCAAGGCGGCGCAGAATTACGGCCAACAAGCTGGATCGCAGGAATATCAGAACGCGTTTAACCGTTACCAGACTGAACGCGCCGCCAAGTTGAACCCGCTGCAAAGCCTGATGGGCGCGGGGCAGAGCGGCGCTAACACGCTGACCAGCGCCGCCGGTAATTTAGGTCAAAATCTAGGGCAAGCCGAAGCCGCAAGGGGTACGGCGCAAGCGTCAGGCTACCTGAACCAAGCAAACGTAATCAATAACGCACTTAATCAGGGTGTGAGCGCGTACTCGCAGAATCAGTACTTAAATCGTCTTAACCCCTATCAGTCTGCCTCCTTCTTATCGCCTTCGCAAGGTGGTATGGGGCTTATTTAAGGATAGACCAATGGTTGACTACAGCGCCGCGCTTCCGCAGCTTCAGCAATTTCAAGCCCCGAATGTGCTGGCGTTGGCTCAACAGGCCAGCCAGATGCAAGCGGCGAACATGCTCGCGCAGCAACGGACGCGGGAACTTCAAAAAGAAAACGCTTTAGCGGCTGCTGGCGCTAAATATGGCGTCAACACGCCGGAATACGCTGCCGCTGCGGGAGGCATTGATCCTGAAGCGGGATTGAAGGCGTATCATTACCAAAGCCAGATCGTGAACCAACAGCGTCAGGCGTTGGGCGAGGCTCGCCGCGCTAAACTGGCTGAAATTCAATCTGACAAAGCGACTATGGATCTCATTAATACGCATGGCGATAATTTTCAAAAGGCGCTTCGCGTTATTGAATCGTATCCTGAAGATCAGCGCGCTGGCGTGTACGGTAAACTGTACGAGGCGCTGCCGCCTAAACTGAAAGATTTCTACAATCCGACTTATTCGCCGGAAGCCGTCAACCGCGCAATGATGACGACTGCCGACATCGTATCTTCGCTTAAACCCAAAGAACCGCAATATCTTATGGGACCGGCGGGGCCAATCGCCATTGACAAGAATACCGGCACGTATAGCGTTGTTCCCGAAGGAGGCGCTGCGCCTGCTGCTGCCGCGCCTGCCGCCGGTCGAGCGGCTGCGCCTGCTGTCGGTGACGCGCAAGCTATGCGCACCGCGCAGATTGAAGGCACGGGCAAAAACCCCATGTCTTCCGCACAGGGGTTGCATCAGTTCATCGACAGCACATTCGTCGGCACGGCCAAAAAAGTGTTTCCTGAATTGGCGAACAAGTCGCCTGCGGAAATTCTTGCGTTGCGCGGCACTAAATTGGCCGACGGAACCCCCATCGAATCCGCGTTGGAACAGCGATTCCGCGCGGACAACATCGCGTCGCTGACCAGCGCAGGTATTCAGCCTACGCCCGGCAACACCTATCTGGCGCACTTCCTTGGTGCTGGCGGCGCGCGTAGCGTTTTGGGTGCGGACCCCAGCACACCCGTGTCATCGCTTCTTAGCCCTGAAGCTATCGCCGCCAACAAGTCTGTGCTGGAAGGCAAGACCGCTGGCGAAGTGGCTGCGTGGGCCGCTAACAAGTTTGGTGGAGAACCCGGCTTGGCTGCGTCCATGACGGCCAGCAACGCTCGTATGGGCGGCGCACCTACAGGGTTCGTACCGGCTGGCGCTGCGCCCGTGTCGCTTAACGCGCCTACAGTCAACAACGCTTTGATGCTGGGGTTGCCTAATGCTGTTGCACCCGCTGTCGTTAACGCACTATCGCCGCAGCCGCAGATATCCGGTGCCTTGACGCCGCCCGCTGCGGCCCCCGCCGCTGTTGCCCCCGCGCAACCGCCGTTGACCGGTTTAGCGGCGCAGCGCGCGCAAATTGCGCAAGAAAACTTGCAAGCAAAAGGCGCTGAGCAAACTCAAAGACTTGAGATTGACCAACGGTTTAGCGAAGCCGAACGTGCGAAAGCCCGTCAAGAATTCGACAAGACACTGGCTAACATCGTCGCGCAATACAAAGATTTGGGCGCAAAAGGCATGTTGGTTAAGCCCGGCGAGACCACACTGGTCAACCGAGCTAAAGCTGCGGCAGCGACTTCGGCCCCAGGACTCACGACGGTGCTTTCGCCAGAACGCGGAGAGGCATTGTCTACGCTTGCAAATATGCGCCAGACCATGTTGTCGGCGCTTATGGGCGCGACCGGCATGTCGGCGAAGAACATCGACTCCAATGCGGAAATGCGCGCGTATCTCAACTCGCTGTCCAATCCCGGTCAACCTGTTAAAACGATTGTTGATACGCTCAATAACTTGAGCGAACGGTTTGGCACAAACATAAAATTGAAAGAAGCGGATCTTACAGGTGGAAAAACGCAAAATCCGACTTCCAGTAAAGCTGGCCCCAATGTCGATGATCTCTTGAAGAAGTACGAATAGACATGGCGACACTTGAACAGCTTGAAGCGGCGCTTCGTAAGGCGGATGCGGCGGGAAATGTCGCCGACGCCAAAGTCTTTGCGTCCGAAATTCGTCGTATGCGCGGCGGCGAAGGAATGCCTTCCGGTCGCGAAGTGCAACCAGAACCTTCCGCGCCATCGTCTGTGGCTAGCACAATAAAGACCACGGCAGGCGCGGCGCTTCCATACGCTACCGCTGCAACTGCTGGCGCAGCGTTGGGTGCGTTAGGTGGCCCCGCCGCGCCGATTACGATGCCTGCGGGTGCTATGGCGGGCATGGGCGCGTTGGCGCTGACGGATCTTGCGTCGGGGCTCTACAACGTAGCGGCTACGCCGTTTGGGGCCAAACCGATACCATCAGGCTCTGAAGCCATGCGTAACATGTACGCCAAAGCCGGAATGTACCAAGAGCCAACAACGCCTGCGGAAAAACTTCAAGCAGCAGCTACGGAAGGCGCGCTTGGCGGCATTGGCGGTGTAGGCGCGGCGCGTACTATTGCGGCTAACGCTCTGCGGCCTGGCGTCCAACGCGTCGCTAACTGGTTTGCTCAACAGCCGACATCACAAGCATTTGGCGGCGCTGGCGCTGCGGCTACGCCGGTCGCCATGCGGGAATCCGGCATCGAAGATCCGTACGCGCTCGCAGCAGGCAGTTTGGCGGGTGGCATTGCCAGCGGTAAAGCAGGCCCGGCGTTGCTGGAAAAAGGTGTTCGCGCTGTTGAAGGCGCGCGTAATATCGCTACTGGAGCAAACGTGTCCCGCGATCAGGCGTTGGCACAAGCGCGCGCGGATTTTCAGACGGCTACTAACTCAGGCGTTCGTTACGACCCTGCGGCGTTCAACACGTTTTCGCAGGACGCTGAAGCCGCGTTACGGGCAAATGGTTGGAATCCCTTGTCTAATCGACAAGCAGCAGTTGATGATGCGCTTGCATTGATACGACGGTATCAAGGCCAACCAAGAACCATTGATGAATTACATTCGCTTCGCCAAGATATTGGTGATCTTCATCGAAACGCGCCAAAACAAGCTAGTCGTTTGCTTGGCGCTATAGAAGATCGTTTGGATGACTTCATCACAACGCCTGCAAACGCTGTTGCGACAACGGGCAACGCTGCCGAAGGGCAGCAGGCGCTTATGAATGGAATCGGCGGCTATTCGCGTTGGGCCAAGAGTGAAGATATTCTTCGTGCGGTGGATCGCGCGTCACAAGGCAATAATTTTTCGTCTGCGCTTAAAACAGAATTTGGTAAAATAGCTAACAGTCCTAACCGGCTTAGGTATTTTAATCCTGAAGAGCGCGCAGCAATTGCAAACATTGCTGAAGGCGGCGCAAACTCAACTGCGCTTCAGTTTTTGGGTGCGCTTGGGCCAAGTAACATATCAAAAGCCAGCATGATGCGCGCCGTTCTTCCCGCCGCTGTAGGCGGCTACGGAGCATATACGCAAGATCCAACAATGGTTGCTTTTGGGGCTGGATTAGCCGGAACTGGCGCAAGCGCAAGAGGACTGCAAAATTTTATGACGCGTGGGTATGCAAACGAACTTGCTGCGGCTATGCGACGCGGGGATGTCCGCGCGCCTATGAGCGCTTTCACAACTGACGTTGCGGGCCGTACTATTCCGCAAACGCTCATGTACGCGCCACCCGTAACTGAATAGGCATTTGATGGACACGCAGAATCTTTTCAATCTGGCGGCAGGCGCAGCTATTGGCATTGGCGGGTGGTTTGCGCGGCAGTTGTGGGATTCCGTGCAAGCCCTTCGGGCGGACGTTCACGCGATTGAGGTGGATCTTCCAAAGAGCTACGTCATGAAGGACGATCTAGACAAGCGCATGGCGCACATTGAAGAGATGTTCCAGCGCATTTATGACAAGCTGGACGGAAAGGCGGACAAGTGATGGAGATGAGCCCGCCCGCCATCGAAATCCTTGTCAAACAGTTTGAAGGTTGCAAACTGACGGCGTACCGTTGCCCCGCAGGCGTTTGCACCATTGGTTACGGCCATACGTCTGACGCTGGGCCTCCCAAAGTGGTGGATGGCATGACCATCACGCAGGCGCAGGCGGACCAGATCTTGCGTCAGGATCTGATCAAATATGAGCGTTCCGTTCAGGATCTGGTCAAGGTAAAACTGACACAGAACCAATTCGACGTGTTGGTGGATTTTGCTTACAACGCGGGCGTCGGAAACCTAAAATCTTCGACAATGCTGAAAAAGATAAACTCAGGTCAGTTTGACGCAGTGCCCGCCGAGTTGATGAAATGGACCAAAGGCGGCGGCAGGGAGCTGCCAGGGCTGGTGCGGCGCAGACAGGCCGAAATAAATTGGTGGATCGCACGTTCAGGATACGCGCATGATCAGCAAGAGGACCGTGCTACACCTGACGCTCCGCCGCAAAGAACTATGGCAGTCAGCAAGCAAGGTAACGCGGCGCTACTCACGGCAGGTATTGGAACGCTGGGCGCAGCTAAGGAGATCACTGCGCAGGC